TACATTAACGTTACATTCCATAGCGGGGGGGGTGGCTGGGGTGGTCAGCCACCCCCCCCTCCCGAGGGGTCACTTTCCCGAAAAGCCAGCATGGCCCCTAAAAATAACAAAGTTGATAGGTGTTTTAAGGGCAAAAACGGAAGGGGGGGGGTGGCTGACCAGCCACCCAGCCACCCCAGCCACCCCCCCCATGTAGGCTTCCCCGATGGCAGCAACACCACTCCACGGCAGGAAACAGGACGGCCGAGGACAGCACAACGTCGTCCCCCTCGCCGATTTCCGCAAACAGGCCCTCCTCGCCTGGCTCTGCACACCCCTCAAAGAACGCAACCCGACAAGCCAAGTCGAACTCGCAGACCAGCTCGGCGTAGAACGCAAAACGCTGTACTCCTGGCGACAAGACAAAGAGTTCCTCGAAGAATGGGAACGCCGCTACCTCGCCACCATCGGAGACCCCAGCCGCAAAAGCGAAATCATGGACACCCTTTACCGGACAGCCACCGACCCAGACGACCCGAAGCACGTACAAGCCGCCAAGCAATACTTCGAGATCGAAGGATCCGTCAAGCCAGCCAGGATGGAACTCAAAGTGACAGGCTCACCCAAAGAACTCACCGACGAGCAGCTCGCAGACATCATCGCTCTCAAGGCCACATCGGAACTCGAACATCGCCGCAGCTCATGAACGAGGAGAACTTCAACTTCGAGGAGCTTCTACGCGAAGCCGAGTACCGCAAATGTGCTCCCGACACCAAAGACCCCGAGAAGCTTCTCGCAGCGTTCGTCTACTTCTGCGAGAACCACTGGTCAATCCGTCACCCCGAACAGGGTCGCATCAGGTTCCATCTGTTCGAGGCCCAGATCGAGACAATCGAATCATGGCTCAGCACCCGGTACAGCCTGATCCTCAAAGCCCGCCAGATCGGCTTCTCCACCCTCGTAGCAGCGTTTGCCTACTGGAACGCCCAGTTCTATCCCGACCGTCCGATCCTGATGCTGTCACGAACAGAGCGCGAAGCAATCAAGCTTCTCCAGAAAGCCAAGTACGGCTACCAGTTCCTCGACGAATGGTTCAAGTGGCGTGCAGGCCCCATGAACTCCACGCAAACCAAAATGGAGTTCACCAACGGCTCATACATCGAAAGCCTGCCGTCAGCGTCGGACCCGGCCCGCGGCGAGTCCGCATACCTCGTCGTCGTTGACGAACTCGCCTTCCTCCAAAACTCTGAGGAAGCCTGGTCAGCAATCGAACCGGTGGCCGACGTTGGCGGTCGGGTCATCATGCTTTCCACCGCCAACGGTGAAGGCAACCTGTTCCACAGATTGTGGGTCGGAGCGACGAACGGCACCAACCGATTCACCCCGCTGTTCTTCCCGTGGTCAGCGAACGGCAGAACCCAGGACTGGTACGAATCCAAAAAGATCGACCTCCCCGAGTGGGTGCTGGCCCAGGAATACCCGTCCAACCCTGACGACGCCTTCCTCAAGTCGGGTCGCCCAGTCTTCAACCTTGAACGTCTCAGGGAGATCGGAACGGAAATCCCACGCGAAGGATGGTTGGAGGTCAAAGGCAAAGAACTCAGGTTCGTCGAGGACGGCGGGGCGCTCAGTATCTGGGCCGAACCGGACGAGAGAGGCAAGTACGTCATTGGGGCCGACCCTTCGCAGGGCTTGGAGCACGGCGACTATGCCAGCGTCCATGTCATCAACGCCCGCAACTATGAGGTCGTCGCCAACTGGCACGGCCATATCGACCCCGATCTGCTCGCCACCGAGATCCTCGAACCTCTCGGGCGTTGGTACAACCAGGCGCTGATCGGTGTCGAGTCGAACAACCATGGCCTCACCACCCTCAAGTTCTTGGCGCAAAAGAAGTACCACCCGATCTATATGGAACGCTCAGCCAAGTACAAGAAGTCGGTGCCTACCGATGTCCTCGGTTTCCGCACCACGCAGGTCACCAAGCCTTTGATGATCGACGAGCTGAACAGTGCGCTCCGTGGTTCGATGGTTCTCCGAGACAAGAAAACCATCGCCGAGCTACGCACTTTCACCCGGGACGAGAAGGGCCGGATGTCCGGCTCTCCTTTCGACGACCGGACTATCAGCCTCGCCATCGCGAACCAGATGCTCAAGCATGTGTGGCTCGAACAGTACGACGTGAAGGACAATGTCCCGCCGCCGGGGAGCTTCGGGGCATGGGAGAAATCCTTGTACGGAGACACGTTCAACGAACTGATCTCTGGCAACAAGCACAAATCCAGGCCGAAACGTGACCCGATCGGAAGTTTTTCGGTCAGAAACGACTGGTAATTGGCGAAACTTGTGCCAGAATCATCGTATGGCAACTCGAATCCAAGCAAAGTCCCGTCCAGCCAAGAAGTTCTTGGCCTCCGCCACCTACTCAACCGGAACCGGGGTCGTCTCGGCGGTCAGTGGCCGGATGCCGAAGCTCGACGATCGCGGCTACCCAGCGAACGGCGGAGTACCCAACCCGGTACTCGTCAAGATCACGGTGGTCGCCTGATGCGCGCCAAGGTTGTTCGCAACACGCCGCCCGTCCCGGCCCCCAAGGCTGAGAAACCGAAGCGCCGCAAGAAGAAGGATGAATCCGTAGATGAGTGAGTGCGTCCACGAAGACTGCACCAACACCGTCGAATACGGAAAAGATGAGTGCTACCGGCACCGCCTGCTGAGTGTCGGCGTCACATGGCGTGGCGGTGCCCGGCTCGGTAAGTCCAGTTGGAACGTCTCCAGAGGCGACTGGATGAGAGAGAACCTGGGGACTACGGACGACCGTGTGGTCGGAAGACAAGGGATTGAAAGAGCACAATGAACAGCAACGAGTATCTCGCATGGATGCAGAACGAGCTGCGACGATCGAAGCGCTGGCGCTCCAATGGTGAACGCAACTACGAGGCTTCGTGGAAGCGGTACATCGACCTGTACCGGGGCCGTCATTACGACGCCAAGAACGACGTCGACCAACTGACCGTCAACATGATCTTCGCGACCCTCAACGTCATGGCCCCCGCCGTGGCTATCAGGAACCCGAAGTTCAATGTGAACGCACGCGACCCAGAGTCGGCACCGCAAGCGATCATCACCGAAGAGGTACTCAACTACATCTGGCGGTCCAACCACTTCCAGCAAGACTTCCGTCTGTCCATCAACGACTGGTTGTGCATCGGGCACGGCTGGCTCAAGGTCGGCTACACGTTCCAGAAAGAACCGGAGTCGAAGAAGACGGAAGGCACCGGGATCGACAACGCATCCGAGGAGTCCGAGTATTCTGACCAGGGGGTTGACGACCGGGAGGACGTAGAAGGCAACGTCGAAACAGAACTTGTCATCCAAACCGACGACGACCGTCCCTTCATGGAGCGGATCTCGCCGTTCGACATGTTCGTTGACCCAGACTGCCGCCACCCGAAAGAGATGCGTTGGATCGCCCAGCGCACATGGCGTCCGGTGGGCGACGTCAACGTTGACAGCCGGTACTCGTCAACCAACCGCAAACGTGTCTCAGGTAGTAGCTGGTCACGTTGGGACGGCGGCAGCGAATCCAGCACCGGTGACGCCAGGGACTCGGGTGAGAAGCCAGACACCGGGGCCATCACATACTGCGAGGTCATCGAGTTCTACGACGTCAAACGCAAGAAGGTAGCCACCTACGCCGCCCAGACGCTCGGCAAAGAAGGGGCAGAGCAGTCTGGCTTCCTGATCAAGCCGACCACCATGCCGTATGCGTTCGGTCAGCCGTTCGTCATGCTCCGCAACTATGAGGTGCCCGACCACTTCTACCCGATGGGTGACGTCCAGCAGATCGAGTCGTTGCAGCTCGAACTCAACGAGACCCGCAACCAGATGCTCAACTACCGGAAAAAGTTCCGGCGAGCATGGCTGTACGCACGTGACCTGTTCGACCGTGAAGGCGTCCAGGCGCTGGAGTCCGACGAAGACAACGTGATGATCCCCGTCATGGGTGACGCCAACCCTGGCAACGCGATCAGTCCTGTCCCGCCGTCGATCACTCCACCCGAGTTCTTCGACCAGTCGGCGATGATCAGCAACGACATCGACCGGATCTCTGGCGTGTCGGACTATCAGCGTGGGGCGCAGACAGCGATCAAACGGACAGCTACCGAAGCGGGCATGATCCAGGACGCAGCGAACTCTCGCGCCCAGGATCGTCTCGACAAGGTGGAAACGATCCTCTCTCAGTGCGGAGAACGGATCGTCGGTTTGATGCAGCAGTATGTGACCGGCCAGCAGGTCGCCCGCATTGTGACCATCCCTGTCAGGGGTTGGATCAACTATGACAGCGACCGCATCCAAGGCAAGTTTGACTTCGACGTTGTGGGTGGTTCTACTGAGCCACAGAACGAGTCGTCTCGACGCCAGGCAGCTCTCCAGGCTGTGGACATGTCGGTCCCGTTCATGCAGCAAGGCATCGTCAACATGCCTGCCCTCTACATGAAGCTGTTGCGAGACGGCTTGGGCTTCAAGGATGCAGAGCGCTACGTCAACATGCCAGACCAGCAGGGCGGGCCTCCCGGCCAGGAGCAGGGGCCACCGCAGGGCGGTCAGCCAGGGACACATCAGATGCCTGACGGGAGCACCATGCAGGACTCGCAGATGGGCCAGGGTCCACCGCAGGGCGGTCCTCCACCGCAGGGTGGTCCACCGCCAGGGCAGGGTGACATGCTCGACCCTCAGATGCTCCAGATGATGCAGCAGCAGATGGGTGGCGCGCCCCCACCGCCGCCGATGGGCGCAGACGCAAGCGGCATCCCCCCAGAGCTGATGCAGTTGATGATGCAAGCCCAGCAGGGGTGATGGGCGCGTGGTCCAACACCACTTACTCCCGCCCCTTTCATTCTTCGCGCGATATGCGTAGTATGTTGTCATACTGACGAGCAGACCAACCCATAGAAAGTGGAGTCCGTGTCAGACATAGAACAAGAAGCCCCCTTGGGGGTAGAGGCCGAAGTCAGTCCCGACACCGGGGAAACTGGCGGAGACACCCAGATCACCGAAGCATCCGAAGCACCGCCGATCGAATACCACGACTTCGACGACACGCAGTACCAAAAGCATGTCAAAATCGAACGAGACGGTAAGGAGATCAGCGTCCCACTCAGGGAAGCTCTCGACGGGTACAACGCCAATTCAGTTGCCACCCAACGATTCCAAGAAGCGTCACAGCTTCGCCAAGAGTCCGAACAAGCAGTTCGGCTCCAACAGGCGATGCAGGCAAACCCAGGACTCACGATCCAGTTCCTCGCCCAACAGGCAGGCACCACGGTCCAACAGTTCTTGGGTATGACCGAAGCGCAGCAAGTCGCTGCGACCGAGGCCAACGCCGAAGACGAATACGCGGACCCGTTGGAACGACAGATTGCCGAGGAGCGGACAGCACGCATGTCCCTCCAGTCCCAATTCGAGCAGCGAGAAGCCGACGAGCAGCTCTTACGGGCAGTAGGTGGTCTGAAATCCCAATTTCAGATCGACGATGACCAAGCACGCGCAGTCGTGGGACAGGCACTCCAGATGGGTGCTGGCCTCGAAATGCTGCCGATGATCTACCAGTCAATGGCCTACCAGGCAGGGCAGCAAGCCCAGCAACAGTCGGCCTCAGACCAGCAAGCTGAACAGCAGCGGCGATCAGCCGCAGTTGCCCAGCAGGCTTCGGTAGTGAGCACGGCACCAAGTGCAGTCGGGACGACAACGAATGTGGGAGACAAAACATTCAGCTCAATCCGAGACGCTGATCGGTCTCTTTCCCATAAGGACCAAAAATCATGGCACTCGCCTCCCATACCCCGACAACGTGGAACGACATTCTTTCCACCACAATGCACAACTACCACAAGACGTTGACAGACAACATCTTCAACTCGCGTCCGCTCCTCAACTACTTCATGAGCAACGGCCGAGTCAAGAAAGTCGGCGGTGGTATCTCCATCGTTGAGCCGATCATCTACACCGACGGTGACGCCGACAGCTACGCAGAGTGGGACACCGTCACGGTGAAGCCCGTGAACACCGCCACTGCCGCCCAGTTCGACTGGAAGCAGTTGTACGCCACCATTGCCATCTCCGGCTTGGAAGAGGCGCAGAACAACGGCAAGGAAATGATCATCAACCTGCTTGAAGCAAAAATCATGCAGGCCGAAGACACCCTCAAGACCAAGCTGAACGGCATGTTGCTCGGCACCACGGCTGGCACCACGCCAGCCAACGACTTCACGTCGCTCATCGACCTCGTTGACGACGTTGCCACCGCCGGCGGTATCGCCCCCGCAGGCGAAACTTGGTGGAAGTCCGTCGTCACCGCCGTCGGCGCAGTTGACGCCGCAGGTCTCGAAGCAGCAATGCGGACGGCCTACAACTCGGCATCCGACTCCGGCAACGACCGTGTGGACTCCCTGTTCACCGACGCAGACGTATTCGGCTTCTACGAGTCCACGCTCACCCCCCAGGTGCGCTACACCGACACGGCGAAAGCGAACCTCGGGTTCCAGAACCTGATGTTCAAGAACGTCCCGCTGTTCTGGGACTTCCAAAGCCCAGCCGGTGTCATGCTCGGCCTCAACTCGAAGTACGTCGGACTCACCATCCACAGCGACCGTGACTTCAAGCAGTCGCCGTTCACCGACAACATGTCTGGCTCGCTCGGCGCTCCAGCATCAGGTGCCGGTATCGGCAGCGCCTCGGGCAACGCCCTTGACGCCCGCGTGTCGTTCATCACGACCTACGGCAACGCGACGATCCGCAACCGTCGCCGCTGCTTCAAGCTCACAGGCATCTCAGAAGCCTGATCCCATCAGAACCCTGGGGAGGATTGTCCTCCCCAGGGTTTTTACCTGCAATGATGGAGGACAATGGGCAACTACCAACGCACACAGAACTCACAGAACGAGGGCATCACTCTCGCCCACTCGCTCGTAGGCGAACCTGTCGGCGGGATCGGCGGGGTCACGCACGCACAGGGCGACGTCCAACCGGCAGGTCTCCACTCGACCGCGCCGTACGTCCCGCCGAAGCGCCGGGCGCACGACAAAGGCGACAAGCTGCTCTGCTCGACTGAGGACTGCAAGGCATACCCCATCAAAGCCCACCCGTACTGTGCCGGGCACGCCCGCAGCCTCGGCCTCGTATCGTGGGGCGCAGACAAAAAGGTGGTAGCCGATGGCGACACTGGATGACCTACGTGTCGTTGTCCGCACACAGACTGAGACGACGGCAGCCGAACTACCGAACAGCACCATCGACTGGTACATCCGTCAAGCCTTTGAACGTACCATCGCAGCAGAAAACACCTGGCCCTCATATGAGACGGACTGGGTAGCCACACTCCCGGCAGGAGAGAGGGCCATCCCCATACCCCTCGACTGCAACCGGGCTTCAATCAGATCCCTGTCCGACTCGTCCGAGTCTGCCACCAGGCCAGCCCTCCGGCTCACCATGATCGACCATGAGACCGCCGAAGACCTCTACGGGGTGAACGGCACGGCATACGTCGTCGACCCATTCGAGTATTCGTTGTGGGGGGCAAACATCTACCTGTGGCCGCTCCCCAGCTACGCCGAAGACCGCACCTTCCTCCTCAGGGGGAATCGCTACCCGACTGACTGGATCGCAGCCGGAGACAACTCTCCTGTTGACGCCGACCCTCGCCTCCACTATCCGCTCGCCCACTACGCAATCGCGCTCGCCTACGCCCAACAAGAAGACGAAACGCTCGAAGACGTTTACATGAAGCGCTGGCAGATGGACGTCGAAGCCGCACGCCAAGCGATCATGGAGCCTCCCCGTCAGCAGCCGATGCGGTTCGGTGGAGGTCTCAGAGACTTCCGCCGCTCGACCGGCTTCATTCTCAACACCCCCTGAGAGGTACTCTGAATGCCAAACCAAATTGTCTCCGACATCACGCCGGGCACCACCGAAGCGACAGACACACTTCTCGGTGTCAAGTCCGGCGGAGATGAGAGCCTCGTTCTGCTCCCTTACGGCGCAGACCTCGCCGTACTCACTGCTGCTGCCGCTGACAAGCTGCCGTTGGCTGGCGGCACCGTCACCGGGCCGCTCGCCATCGAGGAGCCGACCTTGGACGCCCAGGCGGCGACCAAGCTGTACGTCGACACAAACACGGCTGACAAGCTCCCGTTGGCTGGCGGCACCGTCACCGGGCCGCTCGCCGTCGAAGAGCCGACCTTGGATGCCCATGCAGCCACAAAGCTGTATGTCGATACGACTGCCGGGGCCTCCGGTGCTCTATTAAAGGCGAACGACCTTTCCGATTTGACGGACGCCGCGGCTGCACGCGGCAACCTGTCTCTTGGTACGGCGGCAGAGTTGGCGTCCAGCTACTTCGCTACGGCAGCGCAGGGAGCGACGGCCGACGCAGCACTACAGACTGTGGCCGTGCCCGGCGACATCACAGCGACCGGAACACCGTCTGCTGGCACCTGGCTAAACGGTGCCGGAGGGTGGTCTACGCCTGCGGGCGGCGGCAACATGCTGGCATCCGCCAACCTGTCTGATGTGGCTGACACAGAAACGGCAGTAGCAAACCTCGGTGTGGGCAGTGCTCGGGGCACAGGCGTACGAACGTCTTACGTTGCGTTTGCACCTGTGGGTGGGACGACGTTTGATCAGCCAGCATTTGTTGGGGAGATCGACAGCGACGAAGGCTTTTTCAAGATCTCTTACGCAGGTGCTACCGGTGTCACGGTCGGCAACTTGGCCGCATCAAGCACCTACGTTTACGTTGATAACGCAGGCGTTTTGCAGCAGCAAACAACGATCCCTACACGACAAGACTGGTCGCGCAAAATCTTCACAATGCGTGTAGCGGTCGATGTTGACACGTCCCTGATTTTGGGGTTCGAGTATTTGAACAACCCGTTGGGGCATTACGCAAACAGCATCCGAGATCTCTACGAGATGCTGTTGGCCCAGGGCGTCCCGTTCAAAGCTGACCAAATAATCACAGGCCGCGCCGACCTCGGTTTCGATGTGTCCGCCGGAACCCTGCTTGAGTTCGGTGGCACAGGCCAAATTTTTGACGCCAATATCAAACCGTTCGACGCCGTAGCGAACGCCGAATACGCTTTGATGTCACGGACAGCGATCGTCTCATCGGGCGACACGGACCTTGTCAAGTTTTGGGACAACGCAGGCACCATCACCGCACTCGGCAGCACCACACTGGTCGGTCACCGCCTGTATAGGTTCAGCAGCGGCCGGTTCGCGATGCAGTACGGCCAAGGGAATTATGCGAACATGGCTTTGGCGAAAGCTGGTGTTGCTTCCGAAGAGTACGTTCTGAATCCGTTGCTCAAAAATGCGACGTTCTTTGGTTGGTGGATTATCGAATCGACCGCGACGACCACCGACGGGGTAACAACCGCATTCGTCGAGTACACCATCGGAATCTCGGGCGGCTCCTCATCCGGTCTGTCTGGTGCGCTGCTCACAGGCAACAACCTTTCCGATGTGTTGGACGCTGCGACAGCCCGAACCAACCTGGGGATTACCGACGCTCTGTCTGGCGGTGATGGTGATGTAGCTGCCTATCAGCCGTTGCTGTACCGCAAGGATCAACGCAATGTGACGCTCACATATACGGGCGACGACCTGACTGGCGTTGTCGAAAAGGATGGTGCGACGACTGTGAAGACCACAACATTGACGTATACGGCCGGGAAGTTGACGAGTGTGGCTGAGGTGGCTGACGGTGACACGGTCACGACCGCACTCACATATACGGGTGACAATCTTACGAGCACGACTAGGACGTTGACCTGATGGACGCTGCCGCTTACGCACTCGCTACACAAATCCAGGCAACTTACAATGTCCCTACTGGATGGGCTGCCAAAGCCTCCCTTCCCGCTACCCGTTATTGGCATTGTCAGAGCACGTTAGACGACAATACGGTTTTAGTAACCGGAGGACATGTTGGAGGAAGCACTATATCTGCGGATGTTCAGTTATATGATCCCTCAACTGACACGTGGACAAGTAAGACAAATCTTCCCGTTGCTATTACGAGCCATCAACAGGTCACTTCTGATGACGGAAAGGTAATAGTATTCGGAGGGAGAACCACTTCGTCAGTCAGCTCCGGGGTAAACAACGTTCGCGAGTACGATCCCTCAACTAATGCGTGGACAAGTTTAACCTCCATGCAATACTCCACCTGGGGACACGCCATGGCTCTTTTACAAGATGGCACTATTCTCACTACCGGTGGCTATAACAGTAACATAGTTAGGCTATATGACCCATCAACTGACACGTGGACAAGTAAAGCCACCCTGAGTTCTGCTCGCTATTACCACAATTTGTTTACATTGTCTGATGGAACTCTGCTTATGTGTGGAGGCTATAGGGGAGGTTGGACCGTCACTACCGAAATATATGATGCAGGAACTTGGTCATACACCGCTAACTCTCCCGTAGCTTTTAACTACGCCAATTCGGTATATATGGGTGGGGGTATAACACGTGTCTTTGGAGCAGCCAACAGAATTTCCTATGACTATGACGACTCCGACGATACGTGGTCAGCAGTTTCTCTGGTCGTGCCTGCAAAATACAGCAGGTCTGGCGTAAGTATTCAGCCGGGAGGAAAGATACTGATGACGGGAGGGTACGACAACTCAGAACCTATAGAAGAGTCTGCCCTCGTTTATATGTTCGATCCCGGCGGCGATATCCCAGTATCTGGCCGTGCCGCACTTCTCGGCTATCTTGCCGCAACCTGAACAGGAACAATTATGAACCTTGAAGACGTAAACGCCACGGTCAAAATGTCGCATCCAGACTCAACAGACGAAGAGATCCAGGCAGCATTTGAGTCTATTGACACAGACGCCTTGACCGCTGCCGAAACTTCACGCTGGGCGCACGGAGTTTGGGACCGCACCACACCGATCAACGGGGTGCCTGCTGCCGATCTTCTCGCTAAGCGCAACGACATCCCAGCAACCGGCGAGGTTGTTCTTGTGAAGCATGACGGGAAGATTGTCATGTTCCAGCCGCACGATCCCAGCCAGCCAGGCTTCGCGCCGATTGTTGACGGCGCTGCAACCGGCGCACAGATGGCCGCTCAAGCTGTCACCGAATCAGTGGACTCTCAGATCCTCGCTCTAGTAGCCGACGCCATCGCAGCCTGACATGGCAGAACTTCAGCCGCTCGATCTCATTGACTTCACGGGAGGGCTGAACGTACGGCGTACCGAGTTCAACCTGGGAGAGAACGAGTCGCCGGACATGCTCAACGTAGAGATCGACCCTCGGGGCGGCATCTTCACTCGCAACGGATGGTCAAGGTTCAACGACGCCGACATCATCGCAGACCCCGGCCTATGGAACCCCAGGTCATGTGCGATCGCCGTAGATTCCAGCGGAGCGTTCACAGTCCTGATCTCCAACGGCACCTCGGTCTACGAGGTAGACGAGGCTGGCGACACAGTCGCAACATCAATCGTCTGCGGCGGCTCGTCTCACCTAGCAGACTTCTCCGAATGGGGCGATGTTGTCTACGTCGCCGCCGGTCTCGCCAACCCGTCGATCCGCCGGGTCGCGGGCGACCCCGGGGTCAGCACATCGCTCGGGCGTGCCTACAACGACGACTACACGACACCCACTGACGGGAACATGCCTCGGGCCGAACATGTGGAAGCCCACGGCGGTTACCTGTTCTGCGCCGCCATTGACGAAGTCCTCGACATCAACGACACCGGGTCAGGGACGCAGCGGAACCGCGTCCGCTGGTCTCACCCATCGAAGCCTGAGGACTGGGCGACCAACGACTACATCGACATCGAGGTCGGCGGCGGCACGATCACCGGCCTCAAGTCTTTCCGAGACCATCTCCTAATCTTCAAGACCGACTCGATCTGGGCGCTGTACGGGTACGCCTCGGCCAGCTTCCAGCTCATCAAAGTGTCGCGCTCTGTGGGCGTCCCCACACCGTCTGCTATCTCAAGCTCAGAGACCGCCGTCTACTTCTTCTCAGCCAGCCAGCGTGGAGGTATCTACGCCTACGACGGTGGGGCACCGGTCGAACTGTCGGGGAACATCCTTGAGATACTCGAAACTGTCAGCACGTCGCGGTACACCGATGTTTGGCTCGGATGGGCTGGTCGCAAGCTCTGGTGCTCGCTGCCTTACGACGAAAGCGGGGCAACCGATGTCCAGTCCGTTTTCGTCTTTGACCCCAGCGTCGGGAACGGATCGTGGGTCCGGCACAAGGGCCACGTCGGCAACCTGACTTGCATCATCGAGGGTTCCGACATCGAAGCTCAACACCCGCTGGGAGTCGTGGACGGGACGACCGGCACGTCGGCCATCGTGCGACTCGACTACATCGACCAGGCGTACGACTCGATCCTCAAAGTCGAAGACTACGCCCTACGGCTTTCGGACAAAGACGGGTTCAACCTGATCGTGAACGGCGTAGACGACCCCCCCACCTACCTCTCCGTCTCAGCCGACTTCCTTCAAGGCGAAGGATTCGACACGCTGTACCGGACCCGCTGGCTGCACGGCGGGTGGCCCGAGCGGAAAAAGTCCTGGCGTCGTCCCCGATTCGCTGTAGCGGAACAAAACCAGTCGGTGATGGTCGACGTCAAAACGAACTGGGACTACACGCAGGGCGCCCCCCGTCGCCAGCACGTCCTGGGCGTAACACCGGAAGGCACTGTCTTTTGGAGGGCTGGCGGTGCCGCCGACCCTGGCGGTTTCGACTGGGGTGACGGTTCCCTCTGGGGCAGCTCCGAGACGGGCGGCTCTGAACTGGAACGCTCCCAACCTTCTGGCGCTGAGGGACTCGGAGGGCTGGGTGTGGCAAGATCAGTACAGTTGGAGTTCAGCACGTCAGCCCTGACACCCGCAAAGAAATGGGGGATCAACGCAATGTTCCTCAAGTACAAGACCCGTCGATACACGACGTAGACCGAAAGACTGGTACGACAAATGACAATGCCGCAACTGAGAAGCATCGTAAACGACAGCCCAGCCACGGCTACCGACGTGCAATGGAACTTCGGGACGTTGGAGACGTATGTCAACGCCAGCCTGGTCGAAAGGAACGGCAGCGGCTCGATGAGCGGCCCGCTCACACTGTCCGGCAACCCGACGCTTGCTTTGCACGCTGTACCGAAACAGTACGTTGACTCCATCTCTGGCGCTCCCGTAGGGGCGGTTCTCGAATATGGGGGCGCTACCGCCCCGGCAGGATGGCTGCTCTGCGACGGATCCATCTACGACAACGCCACATACCCGGTCCTTGCTTCCGTCCTCGCCAACG